TAGTGCCCGTGCGGATGGCGAAGGGCCGCTCGACCGTGGCCGACATGGCCGCGACGCTCCGTGAAGCCAAGACACCCGAAGAGATGGGCGCCGCGATCAAGAGCTTCACCGCTGGCGTGAGGCGGCGATGACGATTGCGATCAAGCCTTCGGCTCCATCTGTCCACGTGACCAAGCTCCTCGAGGAGCAGGTGCTCGATTACTTCTGGGCCGCGCAAGCAGATGCCGAGGTCGATCGGTTGCAACTACTCAAGCAGTTGGCGGTCGTCGCAATCGCGCGACCACACGAATGGGATGCGGTGGCCGTTCGCCGCGCTTGCGCGAATGACAACCTCGAGGCCGATCGGTGCTTCTCCTGTCGTTCTGACGATCGGCGCTTGTATTGGCACCACGTCATCGAAGTTCACCACGGCGGCAGCAACTCACCACGCAACCGCGTCGCGCTCTGTTTTCGGTGCCATCAAGTGATCCATCCGTGGTTACAGCCATGGCCCGGAGACCTAGGGCCGTGGGTTCGCGTCGGCGAGATCGTCGAGGCTATAGCTAACGGCCGCTATGTCTTCGACTCAGGGCCGCCGCGGCGTCAGGTGCTCGACGATGACCCACAAGCTGGAGAGACGCGCGAGGCGGTGTCGTGATCTGCGGGGCGGTGAAGGCCATTGACGGCGGCTCGGCGCTCGTGTGCACGCGGGAGGCCGCGCACCTGGGCCCGCATGCCGTGCTGCACCTCGGGCACGCGTTTACGCAGTGGGGCGAGGGCATCACGTGGACGACCGCGGACCAGGCGCGTCGCGACGCCAGGCACCAGTGGGTGAAGCCGCACGTGCGGCGCGCGTATCAGACGCTCGCCATGTGGAAGGTGGGACGCTGATGGCGCAACGTGTGTGGACCTGTCCATGCGGCTGGCGCTCGATCGCCGAGAACGTTGGCGGGCCTGGCCAGACTGGCGACGCGCCGCCGCACTGTCGCCGGTGCCACGGCGACCGGATGAGGGTGACGAGCGAGCGGCATCCGAAGGTGACGATCGTGTGCAGGGGCTGCCGCACCGACTTCATCGCGCACCTGAAGGCGACGCATTGCCCCACGTGCAAGACCGCCAAGCGCATCGAAGGCGCGCGCGACCGGCGCAAGTACGTGTGGACCGAGAAGGCTGATCAACTGCTGCGCGAGCACTACAAGCACAACGCGACAGCGATCGCCGCGCGGTTCTTCCCGCAGTGGCCGAAATGGGCCGTCATCAAACGCGCCCAGCAACTGGGGCTGTGTCGCGTGAAGGAGAAGCCGTGGACGCGGGCGGAGGATCAGTTCATCGCCGAGCACGCGGGCGCACGCACGGCGCACTGGATGGCGAAGCAGCTCCGCACGCGGACTACGACCGCGATCGTCGTGCGGCTCAAGCGTCTGCAGATCAGCAGACGTATTCAGGCCGACGGCCTGACGCTGTCGCAACTCGAGCAAGCGCTCGGCGTCGACCATCGGCAGATCGTCGCGTGGTATCGCAGCGGCCGGCTGAAAGGCGTCTATCGCGCGAATCCACACGAGCACGAGCGCTACGAGTTTCAGGAGCCGGACATCGCCGCGTTCCTGCTCGCGCATCCATCCGCGTTCCGCCTCGACCGTGTCGATCAGGTGTGGTTCATGGGGTTGGTGCGCGACGCGGTCCAGCGCGCCGCGGAGAACACGAACCCGCGCAAGGTCAAGGCGACCGCGCCCCGCGGAGCAGCCACGACGATCCCGCGGCGCGAGATCCAGCCGTGCATTGGCGCCGGTGACGACACGCCCTGCCCGTTCGAGAAGACCGTGCAGGCGAAGCCGGGCATCCCCGCGCGGTGTCCCGACTGCATGCTCGCCTTCAAGCAGCAGCTGCGTCGCGAAGAGCTCGATCGGCTGCGTCGCATCACGGCGGTCACGGCGCCGGTCGGCTCAGGCGCGCTCGTGGAGGTGTAGCCGTGGCGTCGCTGAAACAGCCGGCGATGTTCGCGCTGCGGAAGGTTGGCCAGGCTGAGCGCCCGCCGATCGAGGCGCTGATGCTCGCGCATCGGTTGCCGACGCCGGAGCAGGAGTATCAATTCGCGAAAGCGACGATCGGTCGGCTGTGGGCCTTCGATTATGCGTGGCCCGACGTCAAGGTCGCGCTCGAAGTCGAGGGCGGCGGATTCGGACGCTACATCGTCGTCGAGCGCGGCCACGAGCGGCGCCGCGGCAAGAGCATTCCGCTCAAGCCCAACACGGCGATCCGCGTCGGCGGACGGCACAACACGGGCGAGGGGATGCAGGAGGACGCGCGGAAATACAACCGCGCCGCGATCCTCGGGTGGCTCGTGGTCCGCGTCACGACCACGATGATCCGCGACGGCGAGGCGATGGAGTTTCTGCTCGCGGCGATGCAGTCGAGAGGATGGAGGGCGAACGACGATGGCACACCTATGCCCGCTGTGTAACGAGGAGTGCGCGTGCCGCGGTGATGACGGCCGCGTCGTGAGCCTGCACATGCCCGAGGACTGCGAGCACTGTGAGGCCGAGGATGACGACGACCTCGACGCGGATGACCAGGACGACGGCGACGAGCTCGATTGGTAGGAGGAGCGCATGGCCAAGCCGAGGAGAGTCAGTTACGAATTGATCGAGCGCGACAGCGTGATCGGTCATCCGATGTACGCCCTGCTCGACGAGCTCGTGCACGCGCACCACGACGAGCTGCGCCAGGCGCGGATCGCGCTCGCCTGGAATCTCGCGTGGAGGCCTGACGTCGACGGCCACTGCACGCTCGGCAAGTGCAAGCGCGCCGGCGACCTCGATCGCGAGCTCACACAATTCGACTTCATCATCCTGCTGCTGCGGCCGTTCTGGCGACATGAGTCCGTGACGGACCTGCAGCGGCGGGCGCTGCTCGATCACGAGCTGTGTCACGGCGCACTGAAGTACGACAAGCACGGCGAGCCCGTCGAGGACGAGCGCGGCCGCAAGGTCTACCGCACGGTGAAGCACGACCTCGAGGAGTTCTCGATCATCGTCGAGCGGTACGGCGCGTACACGAAGGACATCGAGACATTCTTCGCGGCGCTGCGGCGCTCGGGGTATCCGGAGTTCCGCGGCTGCGCAGCGTGCGCCGAGGATCCTGCGGGGATCGGGTGGCGGACGGTGCTGGTGGACACCACGAGCCGCACGACGGTGCGCCGCTGCGCGTGCTGGGTCGAGTGGCAGCAGGTGCGCGAGGAACTGTCGGCGTAGAGGTGCGGTCGCGATGGGTGGTGCTCGGACGATGGACGCACGTCGACGGCGGCGGCCGGCTCGTGCTGCTGCGCGACAAGACCTGGTGCACGTGGCGCCACGTCCTCCACATGCGCGGCTGCCCGGCGGTGTGGGTCTTCCGGTCACGCGCCGATGCGACGCGGGTGATCGGGCAGTGGAGCCGCGACGCGCGCGCGGCGATGACGGTGGAGGGTGTCGATGATCAGGGCCGACCCGCACGTGTACGCGCTCGCCGAAGCCTTCGTGAACGAGGTGCTCGATCAGGTCGGGACACAGGCGCTCTCGGTGCGCGTGGTCGAGCAGCAGCGGCAGCGTGAGGCGCTGGTCTCTCGCGCCGCGGCCGCCATGCAGCAGGCCGTCGAGCAGGAGCTCGAGGCCATCCGCGCGGAACTGGTCGGATGACCTGTCCGAAGTGCGGCGGCAAGACCGGCGTCTACGGCACACGGGGCCCGCACCGGTACCGGTGCTGCATCAGCGCCACGTGTGGGCACAAATTCCGCACGCGCGAAGTCCTCTTTGACGAGAAACCGTCCATTACTGGACAGCGCCCAAAATTAGCCACCAAAACAGCCGAGCGACCTGCGCACACTACAACGCATGCGACACAGCCTGCTGCGTTTGGTCGTGGCGGTGCTCTGTCTCGCGACTGACGTCCTCGCAGCTGGCCCTGTTCCCGCCCAGCAGATCACCTGGCTCCAGCCGAACACCTCGGCGACCACGGCGCAGGGCTACACCTACACCCTGACCCTCACCGAAGAAGGCAAGGCGCCGCGCGACATTCCGGTCGCGAGCGTCCTCTGCGGCGGTCTGACGATCCACGCGGAATGTGCGGTCGCGCTGCCGGCCTCCGCTGAGCCAGCCATCATCAGCGGGAACGTCAGCGTCCTGCGGGCTCTGGATACGGCATTCCCCACGGATCCGACGTCGAGCCTCCCGTTTACCGGCGATCAAGGGTGCATCTTCCGGACGCTGCTGTATGCGCTCAATGAGCGCGGCACCGCACAGTCGAATAAGCAAAATCTCACGGCGGTCTACGCCGAATTCCAGACGGCGAAGTTCCGGCACGTCCGGACCCAGCCACTGCCGAAGGGCAACCAGTTTCAAGTCATCGGCGACTGTGCCGGCCAGATCGTGCCGTGGCCCTGATGACGCGAGGAGTACGAATGCGACGTGTTGCTGCTCTGATGGTGCTCTTACTGGTCGCGGTGGACGCGGTGGCTCAGACGTCCTACCCCGCACCCTATCCGGCGGGGATGCGCGTACAGGTCGCACAAGCGGCGCTGGCTCGGAATACGCCGTCGCTGACGGGGACCTGCGGGGCCGATAACCATCCCTGCACGGCGGTCGACGCCATCTTGCCAGGGGTCTTCGGTGTGGTGCTCACCGATGCGCCGGTGCTCGACGCGGCCGGCTTCTGGTGGCTCCGCGTGACGTTCGATACACAAGTGACGGGATGGGTGTCGGCCTATCCGCCCTTTCTGATCACGCTCACTCCGCCGGAAATGATCGCCGGGTCGAGTTTCCGCATCGCGGCGGATTACACAGGCCCGCCGTTGACGGCTGGGCGATGTCTCTATGACGGGTTGCAGGTCACGGCCACACTGGCACTACAGCCAAGCGGGACGAGTGTCAGCGGCACGATTCAGTGTGCCGTCTGGGACAAGCCTCCGGTCGGGAATCACATCGCGGTCGTGCAGGCGATCAATCTCGGCAAGGACGGCGCCACGCAGACGACGCCGAGCACCGAGTTCCAGTTCATCGTCACGGACTCACCGAAGCCGCTCCCTCCGACCGCGCCATCGAATCTCCGGATCGGTCCGGTGACGGCGCCGACTGTGAACAAGTGACCGATGACTCGCGAGCGTCGTCAGATCCGACTCCTGCAGCTCGCGATCATGCGCGCGCACTGGTCGCGGCCGAGACGGCGTGCATACCTCGTGAAGAAGCTGCACCTCGGGCCCACGCCGTGGGCGAGTCGGTTGCCGCGCGGCGTGTATCGCGGACCGTGGCCGGCCCTCGTGGAGGCGATCGCGGACGCGTCGCCATTGCCAGACAAACCGCACACTCGAGAAGTAGCGTAAACCCGGGCGACGTGAAGGAGAACGGACGATGAACAGGGCCAACAACCTGGCACTCGCGGGCGCGGTGGTCGCGACCTTGATACCGAAGCATGGGTTCTACGATCGCGGGATGCCGGCGGATCTCCCGGTGCGCTACCGTGTGCGCGGGCTCTGGCTCGAGCTCTGCCTGCGGGTGCGGCTGTTCTTCACGGGCGCGTACCGCGGCCTGAAGGGGACGGGCGTCTTCGGCATCGGCCGACTCTACGCGTCGGTGATTCGCGCCGACGGTACGATCGAGCACCTGGGGCTACTCTCGACGAAGTCGATCACGGACGCCGGCGTCGCCTATCTCGTCGACGACTGGGACAACGACGCGACCGACATCACGAGCCTGCACTTCCACGGGTGCGGCACCGGCACGAACGCCGAGAACGTGACGGACGTCGCCCTGCAGACGGAGTCGACGACCGCGCTCAACCCTGACAACACGCGCGCGACCGGCACCGAATCGCAGCCGGCGGCGAATCAACTCCGGACGATCGGGACGGTGACCTTCGACAACACGGCGGCGATCACGGAGCACGGCATCTTCAGCCAGGCGGCCACCGGCGGCGGCACGCTGTGGGATCGCTCGGTGTTCAGCGCCATAAACGTGGTTTCAGGGGATAGCATTCAGTTCACGTATACCTTAAGCGTCAGCTCTGGAGGCTAGTGGATACTTTGCCTGTTGGTGGATAAAGGCGATGAACGCGCGAGGCCCGTCGCCGTCAGCACTCCCCCCTCTCTCGAAGAATTGATATGAGTCTCTATACGCGCCTGCTCGGTCAGGACGCGCCTGGCATCCAGGTTCATACCTTCATGTCTGCCATTGGCGAGTGGCAGCGCGGATTCATGACGCAGGCGCAAGTCGTCGCGCTGTTCACGCTCTCGCCGTCCGAAGAAACGGAAGCCGCGGCGCTTCTGGCCCGCATCGTCGACCCGCGCGAGTCGGTGACCCTGGCGACGGTGCCGGCGGGCCATACGTTGACCAACGTCGGGACCACGTTCGACGCGATCCCCGGGAGTCAAAATCTGGGGTTTGCCGCGGTGCAATCGGCCGGGATCACGCAGGTGACCTTCGGCGTGCGGGTGAACAAGGTCGGCGCGGGGACGCAGTTCTGGCAGCTGTGGAACGACACCGACGGCGTCGAGGTCGCCGTGATCAGCGACGCGGGCGCGACCGGGATCAAGTATCTGCAGACGACGCAGACCTTCCCGTCGCCGCTCGGGCCTGGGATCAAAATCGCGCGCGTGCGCGCGCGCAGTACGACCGCGGCCGACGACCCGGTCTTCTTCAGCGCGTTCATGTCGATTCAGCGGGCATCGAATTTGACGACGCTGGAACTGCACGAGGTGCTGCTGCTTGGGGAATACCGTGGCTCGCCGTATACGACGGAAGCGGCGCTGAAGGCGCGACTCGGGGTCGCGTAACGCATGGGCGTGTCGTGCAAGGTCGGCGCATTTAGCACCGGCACAGGCGCGGTCGACAGTACGCAAGATGTGACCTGCGGCTTCCAGCCGAAGGCGATCATTTTTTGGTGGAGTGGGCACACGTCGTCCACGGACTCCTGCACGTTTGGCGATTCCAAGATGGGTGTCGGGTTCGGCACCCAGACCGAACGCGGGTGCGTTACGAGCACAGACGACAACGGAGCCGGTAGTCAGGGTGCGAGCAGCGGCGTGCGAGAGGATGCCTGTATCGCCTCGCTCACCGTCAACTCTACGACGTGGGACGGGTTGATCGACCTCGATGCCTTGGCGAATTGGCCGAGTGATGGGTTCCGGTTGATCGTTGACGATGTCATGCCCATCGACATGCGAGTGAGTTTCATTGCCTTTGGCGGCAGTGACATCACCAACGTGGATCTCCATCGGTACAGCGAACTGGCTGGGGCCACTGGAACCTTCGATATTGCCATCACCGGGGCATTCCAGCCGGACATCGTCTTTTTTACGAACTGGCAAGGCACTACAAACCCGCCGCAGGCCGGAGGGAGCACCGGTCATTTCTGTTTCGGTGCTGCTCGTACGGGCAGCGAGGCGGCGATTTTGTACGGTGCCACCGATGCAGGTTCAGCGAGTTCGGACACGGCGTCGTACTGTACGGACGTCTTAGATGTGACGGGTCTGGAGAGTTTGACTGATCCAACGGCCCTCAGCATCTCTCGCGTGGCGTTCGTCCAGATGAATTCAGACGGGTTCCGTCTGAATAAGGTGGCTTTCACGGGTGTGAATACCTTCCAAGCCTTTGCGCTGTGTATTAAGGGCGGGCTCTGGAAGATCAACCCGATCACGACCCTGACCAACACGACGAACGACATCACCATCAGCGGGATCGGTGGCACGCCGAAAGGCGTCATCGTGGCGTCGGCAGCTCGCGCCGAATCAGCCGCAGGCACACCCACCGCGCCTTGGCACACGTCCATTGGCGCAGCGACGTCTACGTCCGAGCGGACAGCGCAGGCCGTCATATCCAGTTCTGGTGACGCGAACATGCGCGTCATCCGTGCGGTCGAGACGGACGAGATCTATATCAACATTCAGGATCCCGGATCTGATGGAGCGGACGGCGCCTCGGGAACCGTGCAAGGTCTGATGGACGTGCAGAGCGTGGATGCGGACGGGTTCTCATTTCGCATGGATGACGCGGATCCGTCTGGGTGCTTTGCGTGGACGGTCATGATCGGCGAGGCGGCCGCGGCGGCACCCAAGACCGCGCCGGGATTTCTGCGGTTCGCCCATCACCCACGGCTTCGCTATCTCGGCTCGAGAAGGAGCGCGTAATGCTCGGGAGAATCTATCGCGTACCGATCAGCGGCACGATCGCCCAGTCGAGTGGCGATTACGATCTGCTGAACGTCTCACCGGCGGATGACAAGCCGTGTATGCTCTTCGGCTGGTCGTTGGGCCAGATTACCGAAGCGGGCGACGCGGCGGCGGAAATGCTCGACCTGTCGATCCGCAAGGTCACCGGCAGCATTACGGACAGTAGTGGCGGCGACTCGATCACCGTTTTAACCCCCCCTGGTTACGCAAGCGTCGGATTTACCGCTCGATCGCGAGACTCGGCGATCACGACGCAGACCGGCGGTGCGGATGATCTGATCGAGCGTCGCGGCTGGAATCTGCAAGCCGCTCCCTACGATATGTATCTCCCGGAAGAGTTGATCCCGGCGACGCTGGTCAGACAGGGTGAGCGGCTGATCGTTCGGCTCGAGACGGCCGTCGCCGACGATCTCACGATCAAGGGTGTCTTCTACGTCATCGAGATCTAAGACGTGCCACTGATCACGCGGTCGCGGATCGTTCGGTATCTGCCGACGCGACGCTTCGTCACGTCGAAGTTGACGAATCTGATCCTGCAGTCTGTCGACGGGACGCTGACGACCGCCGGTGCACTTTCGAAGCAGATCGGGAAGATCACGTCGGCGACGCTGACGACCGCTGGGGCGCTGACGAAACAGACCGCCCGAGTCCTGACCGCGACGCTGACGACGGCCGGCGCACTCACCAAGCAGACAGCGCGCGCACTCGAGGCGACGCTGACCTCGGCCGGCGCCATCACCAAACAGACACAGAAGGTCCTGGTCGGGACGCTCTCGAGCTCCGGGACGCTGATCGTCCTCTGTCTGAAGGCGCTCAGCGGCACACTGACGACTGCTGGCGATCTGGTCAAGCAGACCGCCAGGGCGCTCGACGCGACGCTGACCTCGAGCGGGGCGCTCGCGGCGATCAAGATCGCCCTGAAGTCGCTCGACGCGACGTTGACGACGGCCGGCGCACTCCTGAAGCAGACACACAGGGCGCTGACGGCGACGCTCACGACTGAGGGCACGCTCGCCACGTCGACGATCAAGTTGCTCGAGGCAACACTGACGACATCCGGCGCCCTCACCACGATTAAAGCCGCGCTGAAGTCGCTCGAGGCGACCGTCACGACCGCCGGCGCGCTCGCCAAGCAGGCCCAAAAAACGCTCGCGGGCACGCTGACGACGTCCGGAACATTAACCCCCCTGCTTCAGAAAACGCTCGCGGCGACGCTCTCAACGGCCGGGACGCTGCTGAAGCAGACCAGCCGGGAGCTGCTGGCGACGCTCTCGACGTCCGGCGCACTGACCGCGGCCAAGATCGCGCTCCGGTCGCTCGAGGGCACCCTGAGCACGGCCGGCGCACTGACGACACAGACTGCCCGGTCGCTGACGGCGACCCTCTCGAGCTCCGGCGCACTCGTGAAGTTGACGGCGAAGGCGCTCACAGCGACCCTGTCGAGCTCCGGCACGGTCACGGCGATCAAGACGGCGCTCCGATCATTCGACGGAACGCTGACCACCGCCGGCGACCTCTCGAAGTCGACTGCGAAGACATTCGTCGCCTCGCTCAGCACGGCCGGCGCACTCACGAAGAGCACGGCCAAGTCGCTGGCGGCGACGCTGACGACGGCCGGCACGCTGACGATCGTGCGGGCGAAGGCCTTCGTCGCGACGCTCACCTGCTCCGGCGCGCTGTCCCGACACATTGCCAGGGCACTGTCCGGCGAAATAACCCCCCTCTCTACGCTAAATAAACAGACGTCGACGTCGACGGCCGGGACGCTCGCGATCACGGCCGTGCTGACGGCGGTACTCTTCGCGCCGCCGCCGGAAGGATTCGTCCGTCAGGCCAGGACGAAGGCGCCGAAACTGTCGACGGTCTCCACCTCCTCGCCGACCATCCGACCGAGCTCAACGTCGGAGCCAACACTTCGCCCGACGCAGACGAAGAAACCGAGGATCATCTGATGGCGCTTCGACCTGTCCGCCTGGCCGTGCTCGAGGGAACCTCAGGGACGGTCGTGCTGTTCCTCGAGGATGAGAACGGCGACGCGATCCCGTTGACCTCCGTCAATTCCCTCACGCTCGACCTCTTCGACGTCAACACGCAGGAGACGATCAACGACCGCGAGGATCAGGACGCGCTCAACGCGAACGGCGTCGCCGTGGCTGGTCTGTCGGGCCAAGTCACCTGGCAGTACGACGCGGAAGATACCCCCTACCTCGGGGAAGACGACGACGAGCTGCCGCAGGAAGAAGAGCACGTCGCCCACTTTCGAGCGACGTGCACGCTCAACGATCGGACGGTCACGATCGCGCGAGAAGTGCGGTTTCGGGTGAAGAACGTGCAACGGTATAGCCCGACGGGGTAAAGGCGCACCCCATGGGCGAATTTCAAATATCCCCCCCTCTCTGGCAGAACGAGGTGGTGTAGGTGGGAAGGCCAACAGGTTCGAAGAACCGTCCGCGCAGGAATCAGATCATTGATCGAAGTGAGATGGTCAAAAGAATCCGCGACTTCGATACGAAGATCGCGCCCAAGGTGACGGCCTTTCTCGCGGCCAAAAATACCCCCCCATACATCCGGACATCGAACAATGCCGAGTGCGACTGATCGCTTTTGTCTCACTCAAGGTTGCCGTGTGCTCGTCAAATCTGGCAGTCGTTGCCCAGAACATGCTCGAACTGCAGCGAAACGTAGTCATCCGTTCTCATGGGTCTACGACGATCCGCGGTGGCGTCAGTTGTCGCGGTTGGTTCGACGAGAGGAACCGTTGTGTCGGCTGAAATTTCCAGGCTGCACGATCGCCAGTGAAGTCGCCGATCACATCGTTCCGCATCGTGGCAACCCGGCGCTCGCGTTCGACAGGGCGAACCTCCAGGGAGCATGTCGATTCTGTAATTCGGTGAAGGGGCGGGGGGGAGGAAACTAACGCTGTGGTTCACATCCTCCCATCGCCGCGCGGCTCTGCGTGCTTGAAAGCTAATCTGGGGCCCCACGTTTTCACACTTGAAACCGTCCCACTTTTCAAGATGTCCAATTTTTACAATGCCTTGGGGCGGTAAGCGTCACGGATCGGGCCGGAAGAAACGAAGTCCAAGGACGCCACAGGCCGACGTCGTCAGGCATCCGTCTGTCCCGACGACGAATCCGGCCAGTCCGATCGAGGAGTTCGACGCACCAGACGATCTGACTATGGACGAGCGGGCGGTCTGGTTAAAGCAGGCGCCGCATGCGTTCAGTGCTCGGACGCTGACGAAGGCCACGGCCCTCGCGTTTGAGAGGTATTGCAAAACGGTCGTCCTGGAACGAAACGAATCGAGGAGTTCTGGCGTCGGCGGTCCCAATCACCGGGGCCTGCTGAAGCAGATCCGGGAGTACGAGAAAGACTTCCTCTTGACTGCTAGCGGACGCCCGCTGGTAGAGCCGGCAGCGGTGCCGAAACAGGATGACGATGACGCCTTCTTCAGTCGCGGCGCCTGAGTGCTGGTGGGGCGTCGGCGAGCCTCCACATGAGCGGTGGTCTGGTGTCACGATCGCGGTGGATTCGTGCGGGGGTCGATACCGGTTCGATCCGGTGTTGGCCGGGCGTGCGTGCGACTTCTTCCCTCGGTTCTGTAGCCATTCGAAGGGGGAGGTCGCGGGGAAGCGGTTCGATCTTCTGGACTACCAAGCGCAGCTGATCCTGCGTCCGTTGTTTGGATGGGTTGACGTCGAGACTGGCCTTCGACGGTTCACGAAGTCGTACATCCAAATCCCAAAGAAGAACGGGAAGACGCAACTCATCGCCGGCCTGGCGCTCTACATGCTCCTGGCCGATAACGAACCTGGCGCCGAGGTCTATGTCGCGGCCGCTGACCGGGAGCAGGCGAGGATCCTGTTCCGTGCGGCGTCGGCGATGGTTGAGGCGTCGCCGGCGCTGAAGAAGCGGCTCGTCCTCTACAAGAACCAGATTGTCCGAGCGGATGACCCAACGGCGTTCTTCCAGGTGCTCTCAGCGGACGCGGCGACGAAGCACGGGCCGAACATCCACTGCCTCATCATCGACGAACTGCACGCGCAGCCGAACCGGGAACTCTTCGAAGTTCTGACACGCGGCATCGTCGCCAGGCGGCAGCCGTTGATTCTGCTGATCACGACGGCCGGCGACGATGACGAGTCGATTTGCTACGAAGAGCGGGAGTATGCGCTGAAGGTGCTGAGCGGGACGGTTCCCGACGAGCATCATCTGCCGGTGATCTTCGAAGCGACACCGAAAGACGATCCATGGGATCCGGTCGTCTGGAGTCGTGTCAATCCAGGGTTAGGCGTCACCATTCGCGTCGACAAGCTCGCCTTGATGGCGATGGAGGCGAAGGCGGAGCCGAGGAAGCGCAACGACTTCCTTCGGTATCACCTCAACCGATGGGTCAATCAGGCGACGGCGTGGATCCCCGTCGATTGGCACGACGCCTGCCGAATGTCGTTCGACGATTCCCTGCTCGTCGGTCTCGAGTGCGCGGCCGGTCTCGACCTCGCGCAGAAGTGGGACCTCGCGGCGTTCGTGGTCCTGTTCCGCCGTTTCATCTCGGACGCTGTCCGGCTCGATGTGGAAGGCGAGGAGGCCGGTCCGAAGTCGATCGATCTCAATTTCGAGACGTTCGTCCTTCCGTTCTTCTGGATTCCTGAAGAGACCATGCGACAGCACGAGAAGGACGACGGCGTTCCGTATTCGCTCTGGGTGAAGGACGGTTTGGTAACTGCGACCGGGGGCGCGATCATCGACTACTCGCGCATTTATCGGGACATCACGACAAAGATCGTCCCGAGGTTTCCACTCTTGAAGCAAGCGCTGATCGGATACGACCCGGCGTTCGCGACGGACCTGGCGACTCAACTCCGGGATCGCGCAGGGCTGAAGGTCGTCGAAGTCCTTCAGAACTACACACACATGAGCGAGCCGGCGCAGATTTTCGAAGCGCTCGAAAAATCAGGCCGGGCGCATCACGACGGCAACCGTGTGATGAGGAATCACGTCGAGAACGTCGCGGTCAAACGAGACGACGCCGGCAGGATTCGGCCGGTCAAGCCGAAGAAGGCGAGTAAACACATCGACGGGTGCGTGGCGAATTTGATGGCGCTCAAGTCGCTGATGCTGCAGGAGCCGGCGCCGCAGTATCAGGCGCTCATATTTTCGGGGCGGTGACGCATGGGTGAACCGCAGCTCGTGATCGTGTCGCGTGGCCGTGGACGACCGAAGGCGAAGGAGCAGGGATCCAGCGTGTCCACGTGGATCCCGGAGACACAACACGACTTCCTCGTGCGACTCGCCGACGAACGATCGACGAGTGTGTCTCAAGTCCTTCGAGACCTAGTGGATACCGCGCATCGAGTCGTCCAAAAACGGCGCGCGGCGGTCAAGTCTCCCGGGTTGAAGTAGCCATTTTCCTAACTACAAAAATCACCGCGTAGTCCAAGCGGCTGAGCATGGACGGCGATCCCCATGCTCAGTCGGGCGTTTTCCGTTCTCACGGTCAAGTCGATCGACGAGGATCAGCGCATCATCCGCGGCGTCGCGACGACGCCCGAAGCTGACCGGATCGGCGACATCGTCGAGCCGCTCGGCGCCATCTTCAAGAATCCCCTCCCACTGTTGCTGTTCCACAAGGCCGACAAGCCGGTCGGGACGGCGGTCTTCGATACGCCCACGAAAAAAGGCATCGAGTTTACGGCGAGCCTGCCGCGGATCAACGAGCCGGGCACGCTGAGAGACCGCGTCGAGGAAGCCTGGCAGTCGCTGAAGGCCGGCCTGATCCGCGGCGTCTCGATCGGGTTCAACGCGCTCGAGGACGGCGTCGAGCTCCTCAAGACCGGCGGCCTCCGGTTCACGAAGACCGAGATCCTCGAACTCTCACTCGTTACGGTGCCGGCGAACGCGTCGGCGTCGATTCAAACGATCAAAAGCATCGTCGCCGAGCAATTCGCCATGCCTGCGCGAAACGCTCGCGGCTCTTCCTCGTCCGGTGCCTCGGACACATCTCGAAGGACTGGACCGATGAAGAAAACGATCGCGGAACGGAAGCAGGTCTGCGTCGCCGAGAAGGCGGCCAAAGTCGCGCGCATGAATGAACTCATGGGCGAGGACGACGGCGCGACACTCGACGCGGCCGGGCAGGAAGCATTCGCCACGCTGACCGACGAGATCAAGGCGATCGACGATCAGCTCGCGCGTCTCGAGACGCTCGATCGTGTGACTCGCGAGTCGGCGGTCGTCGTCAAAGGGGGGACTCCCGAGGAGGCCTCGACGGCGCGGTCGACGCAGACGTCGCGCGTGATCACGTTCAAAGAGAACCTGCCGCCCGGGTATCAGCTCGCGCGCGCGGTCATCTGCAAGATCAACGCGTACATCAATCACGTCAACGCGTACGAGGTGGCGAAGGGACTCTTCCCGAGCGACACGCGCGTGCAGGAATACCTCCGGCCGCAGTACCAGCGTGGCACCGTCGCGGCTGGCACGACCACCGACACGGACTGGGCGACGGCGCTCGTCGATCCGACGAACCTCGCGAGCGAGTTCATCGAGTATCTGCGTCCGATGACGATCGTCGGGAAGTTCGGGACCGGCGGCATTCCGGCGCTGCGGAACGTCCCGTTCAATGTGCGCATCGTCGGCCAGACGACGGGCGGGACGGCGAACTGGGTCGGCCAGGCGAAGCCGAAGCCGCTCACGAAGTTCCACTTTGCGCCGACCACGCTCACGTGGGCGAAGATCGCCGCGATCTCGGTCATCTCCGACGAGCTCGCGCGGTTCTCGGTGCCCGGCGCGGAAGGTCTCGTCCGCGATGCCCTGTCGGAGACGATCGTCGAGAAGATCGATACCGACTTCATCGATCCCGATGTCGCGGTCTCGGCGGACGTCTCGCCGGCGTCGATCACGAACGGCGTCACGCCACTTTCGTCTGCGGGCACGTCGGCGGATAACATCCGCTCGGACATTCAGAACCTGCTCGAGCAGTTCATTCTCAATAACCAGCGGGTGACCGGTCTCGTGCTGATCATGCCGGAGACGCTGGCACTCGCCGCGTCGATCATGGTCAACGACCTCGGGCAGCGGGAATTCCCGGACCTCGAAGTCGGCGGCGGTCGTCTGCTCGGGATCCCGGTCATCACGTCGCAGTATGCGGCGGACGAAGGGACACACGGGAACCTGCTGATCGCGGTCAACGCGCGCGAGGTCTTCCTGTCCGACGACGGGCAAGTCTCGATCGACGTGAGCCGCGAGGCCGCACTCGAGATGCTCGACACCGGGTTCACGCAAAGTCAGCCGACCGGCGCGTCGCTCGTGTCGCTGTGGCAGAACAACTTGCTCGGCATCAAGGCGGAGCGCTACATCAACTGGAAGAAGCGGCGCGCCGAAGCCGTGTCGTACATGGACGACGTGAACTGGGGCAGCGTAGGCAGCCCGGCGTAGCGTCGTTTCGGATCGTTTGGGGGCCGGGTCAGGCGGGCGAGCCTGGTCCGGCCGTGTTGTGATCTATGCACCTGACTCCGATGGTCGCGCTCGTCGACTTTTCCTTCCGCACACGCACGGCGAAGGCCGGCGAACGATTCGACGCGACGCCGGTCGAGCGGATCGTGCTCAAAGCACGCAAGCAGGCGCGAGTCGCGACGGCCGCCGACGATGTCGCGGTCGATCCGGCGCCTGACACACCGACACGCAAGCGCAAGCGCACATACAGGCGACGCGACCTCGTCGCGGAGCCGAAGGCGTGACGTTCAAGGCCTTCGTCGGTCGGGTCCGAGACTTCTTCTTCTACAAAGCCGCTCCGCAGAACCTGTCCTCGGTCAATAGCCAGGGCGGCTGGTGGCCGCTCATCCGGGAACCCTACGCCGGCGCCTGGCAGCAGAACGTCACGATCGACGTCACGACGGTGCTCTCGCATCCGGCGCTGTTCGCCTGCGCGACGCTGATCGCGTCCGACGTCGCGAAGATGCGGCTCAAGCTGGTGCAGCAGCGGATGCCGGGGCTCTGGGTCGAGGCCGAGAACGTCGCGTATGGGTCGGTGATCCGCAAGCCGAACCACTATCAAAACCGGATCCAGTTCTATGAGTCGTGGGTGCTCTCGAAGAATACCCGCGGGAACACCTACGTCCTGAAGTCGCGCGATAACCGCAGCGTCGTCGACGGAATGTATGTCCTCGACCCGCTCCGCTGCCGTCCGCTCGTCGCGCCAAACGGCGACGTCTTTTACGAACTGAAGACCGACAACCTGTCGGCGCCGGCACTCGAGCAGATCCCAACCCTCGAAGGCGCGCAGATCGTCGCGCCGGCGACCGAGGTGATCCACGACCGGATGAACACGCTGTTCCATCCGCTCGTCGGCATCGCACCGATCTACGCGTGCGGCCTGGCGGCGATGCAGGGGATCCGGATCCAGGAGAACTCGACCGTCTTCTTCTCGAGCGGCTCGAATCCCGGGGGCGTGCTGACGGCGCCTGGGTTCATCAACGACGACACGGCCAAGCGGCTGAAAAAGTACTGGGAGGAAAACTTCACCGGCGCCAACGTCGGGAAGGTCGCGATCCTCGGCGACGGGCTGAAGTTCGAAAAAATGTCGGTCAACGCCGTCGACTCGCAGCTGATCGAGCAGGACCAGTCGACGTCGCTGAAGATCTGCACGGCCTACAAAGTCCCGCCGTACAAGATCGGGATCGGCCCGTATCCGAATACGAACTCCGTCGAGGCGCTCGATCAGCAGTACTACTCCCAATGCCTGCAGATTTATCTCGAGGCGATCGAGATCTGCCTTGACGAAGGCCTCGGCATGGCGAAGGCCGGGGCGCCGCAGGAGTGGGGGACGGAGTTCGATCTCGACGACCTGATGCGTATGGATACGGCGACGCTCGTCCGGACGGCGTCGGAGTCGCTGAAGGGCGGCATGTCGCCGAACGAGGCGCGGCGGAAGTTCTTCGGCCTCGGGCCCGTCACGGGCGGTGATTCGCCATACCTGCAGCAGCAGAACTTCTCGCTCGAGGCGCTCGCGAAACGCGACGCGCAGGACGATCCGTTCGCGAGCAAGAGCAGCAGTACACCGGCACCGGCGCCGCAGTCGTCAGGGGCGAGCGACGACACCGCGGCACAGGAGCGCGACATGGTGGAGATGTTGAGGAAAGAACTCGGGCTCGCCGCATGACGTCCGAGGATCGGGCCGCGGTGATCAGAGCGATCGCGCCAGTCATTCGGGAATATGTCGCCGCAGAGATCGCGATACGAGACACGAAGATCGCGATCCTGACGAACGCGATCTCGGAATTGAAGGCCGTCGCGCCGGTGCCGGGGCCGCCTGGGCCGCCGGGACCGCCCGGAGAACGAGGCGAGACGGGCGGCAAAGGCGATCCAGGGGTGCAAGGGGAAAGAGGCGATCAAGGGATCAAGGGCGACACCGGCGATCGAGGCGACCGAGGCGAGAAAGGCGATCAAGGGATCGCCGGCCGAGACGGGTTGCCCGGCGTGACGGGGCCTGTCGGGGACAGAGGTCCGCAGGGTGATCGAGGTGAGCGAGGCGATCGGGGCGAGAAGGGCGACACCGGCGACCGCGGCGAAGACGGGCTCGGGTTCGATGACCTGGACGTCGTGTACGACGGCGAGCGAACGCTGACGCACCGGTACATGAGGGGCGAGCGCGTGAAGGAAGTCACGGTCGTCTTCCCGGTGACGATTTACCGCGGCGTCTGGACGAATGAGACGCCGTACGAGCGCGGCGATCAGGTGAGCGACGGCGGGTCGACGTGGACGGCGCTCGCGGCGAGCAAGGGGATCAAGCCCGGACAACGGCTCGAGGCCTCGCGGTGTTGGCAGTTGTCCTCGCAGCGTGGCCGGCAGGGCGAGCGCGGCGCGAAGGGCGAGACGGGCGATCGCGGGCCGAAGGGCGACCAGGGCGAGCGAGGTCCGAAGGGGTACTAAATGGCGATCGTGTCACTCGACACCGCGATGGCGCATCTGCACCTGAACCTCGACGGGGACGGCTCGCCGAATCCCTACGAGTCGGACGTGCAGTTGAAGCTCCACCAGGCGACAGCGATCGTCCTCATGCACATCAAACGGCATGAGTATGCCGATTGGAGCGAGGACACGGATCCGGCGACGGATCCGGAATACGCGCTCGCGTCCGCGGCGATCTTGAAGGTGCTCGGGAACCTGTGGAAGTTCCGCGGCGACGATGCGCAGACGCCTGGCGCCGTCGAAGGTCCGCTGACGCCTGACATCGTGCTCCTGCTGTCCGGAATGCGGGATCCGACGATCGCATGAAGGCGCCCATCGTTCCTCGAGCGGCGCGCGTCGAGCGAGACTGGCCGGGATCGACGGTCGTGTGCATCGGCAGCGGTCCAAGCCTGACGCAGGCCGACGTCGACGCCGTCCGCGGACGCGCGAAGGTGATCGCGGTGAATGACGCGTACCGTCTCGCGCCGTGGGCAGACGCGCTCTATGCGTGCGACGCGAAGTGGTGGAGGTGGCACGATGGCGCGCAGGCCTTCGCCGGCGAAAAGTGGGCGATGCAGAGGCCGTCGGCGCGGTGGCCGGGCGTCAAGATCCTGCGGAACACCGGCGCGAACGGCCTCGAGACGAATCCGACCGGCCTCCGGACGGGGCGGAACAGCGGTTACCAGGCGATCAATCTGGCCGTGCACAAAGGGGCGCGGCGGATCATCCTGCTCGGCTACGACATGAGCGGCGGCCGGCAGCACTTCTTCGGCGAGCATCCGGATCGCACCGGGGCGCCGTTTGCGTCCTGTCTGCGCGCGTTCGCGACGCTCGTCGAGCCATTGCAGGCGCGCGGGATCGAGATCGTCAACTGCACCCGGAAGACCGCGCTCGTCTGTTTCCCGTTGCTGCCGCTCGAGGAAGCGCTCCGCGTCGAGGTCGCGGCCGCGTGAGGTTCATCACGCCGTCGAAGGTGTTCTCGCATCTCGACCGGATGGCGGCCTGGCAGCACGGCCAGAAGGCGGCGCCGGTGACCGTCGAGTGGGATCTCTCGAATCGGTGCGTCCTCGGCTGCCAGTCCTGTCACTTCGCCCATACCCATACGCGCGGGCCCTGGGTGATGCGCGATCGCCGTCTCCCGATGGCGTTCGAGGACGTCGGCGACTACGCGGACACGACGCTCGTCCGTCGCGCGCTCGAGCAGATGGCCGCGGCCGGCGTCAGGGGCGTCGTGTGGACCGGCGGCGGCGAGCCGACCACACATAGCCAGTGGCCGGAGATCGTGCAACACGCGGCGAGCCTGGGCCTCGAGCAAGGCATGTACACGCTCGGCGGTCTCTTGCGTCCGGAGTCGGCGCGCACACTCGCCGAGGCGGCGACCTGGGTCGTGGTCTCCCTCGACTGTGCCGATCCGGTCACCTATCACCACGAGAAAGGCGTCCCGACGGATCGCTTCTGGCGAGCGGTCGACGGGATCCGGTGGCTCGCCGAGCCGAAGCTGACGACGGTCGGCGTGTCGTTCCTGCTGCACGCGGGCAACTGGCGCAAGGCCGAGACGATGGTCTATCTGGCGCGGCAGCTCGGCGCGACGTATACGACGCTCCGGCCGACGATCGAGACCTCCCCCGACGCGCCGGCGACGTGCACCGGCGACCGGTCGTGGATCGCCGAGGCCTTCGAGACGCTCGTCGCGATCGCCAAAGAACCAGACGTCGAGTGCGACGTCGAGCGGTTCATGGAGTATCTGGACTGGAACGGCCGGACGTATTCGACCTGCTACGGCGTGCGGTTCAACGCGACGATCACGCCGGACGGCCGCGTCTGGCTGTGTCCGCAACGGCGCGGCATCCCGGACTCGCTGCTCGGCGATCTGCGGACGGAGTCGTTCGCCGACATCTGGGCGCGGCATCCCGGGCAGCGGACGGACCTCTCCGACTGCCGCGTGATGTGTCGCCTGCACCTGATGAATCAGCAGTTGTCGCAGGTCTACGCGCCGCGCGCACACGAGGCCTTCGTGTGAGGGCGATCATCGTGTCGGTCAACTACGCCGATTTCCTGGCGGTGACGCTGCCGGCGTGGAAGGCGATCCTGCCTCCGGGGACGCTGTCGGTCGCCACGGCGCCTGGCGATCCCTCGATCGAGCTCGCGGTCGCGCACGGGGTGACGCCCATCGTCACCGACGCGTGGACGCGGCTCGACGAGACGTGTCACGTCGGCGGGACTCCGACCTTCAACGCGGCGTACGGGATGGATGTCTGTCTCGGGTTGGTGGATGAACTGATCGACCCGCCCGAATACGGGGAAGTCGTCGTGAACATCAATGTCGACTGCTACCCGGTCGGCGCGTGGCCGCAGGACAAGCACATTCTCCCGACGATCCTGTACGGGGCGTGGCGGTATCACTGCCTGACGGCGAAGGACTTCACCACATTCCAGGCGGACGGCTCGCTCGATCGGTTTCCGCGGATGAAGAACTCGGGCGGGCGGCCGGTCGGCTACTTCAACGCCTGGCGCTGGGTGAAAGGTCGCCGGTTCGGCTCCTATCCGACCGCCGGCAAGTACGACACGAACTTCATCGAGCTCTATTACCGCAAGCGGTGGGACTACTTCGAGGGGCTGTCGCTGCTGCATCTCGGTCCGCAGGCCGGATGGGAGAACTGGCGCGGCCGCTCGGTGCCAGCGTGGGGGGCCGCGTGAAGGCGTCAGCGTATCCACACGTCCTCGGCGAGCTCGAGACGCTGCAGGCGATCTGTGCGGGTCAGTCGATCGCGCGCTACGGCGACGGCGAGTTCGCGATGGCGGCCGGCTATGCGATGAAGACGCAGACGCACGATCCGGCGCTGAGTACGCGTCTGCGGCAGATCCTCTTCGACTCTGGCGACTGCCTCGTCGGCGTGCCGAACATTCACCCGAGCATCGAGACGCCGAAGCGGACCGGATGGAACAAGCATCTCGAGCGCGGCTGCCGACTCCTGCGGCCGGGGCGTGCGTACGCGAGCTCGTTCATCACGCGGCCGGACTCGGCGCCGTGGATCAACACGCCAGACTATTGGGCGCTGCTCGAGACGCTCTGGGTCGGGCGGGACATCGTCCTCGTCCGCGGCAGTGATAAGTCGCTCCGGCCGACGGACCTCGTCGGCGCGACACGTATCCGAGAGGTGATCGGGCCTGAACAGCACGCGTGGACGGAGTACCCGCGGCTGATGGACGAGATCGGCGTCCCGACGGCGCGCGTCCTGATCTGCCTTGGTGCGACGGCGACCGTGATCGCGAACGATCTGTGCGCGAAGGGCGTGCACGCGGTCGACCTCGGGCACATCGGCGGGTTCCTCCGCAAGCATCGTCGCGGCGAGCCGATGTGGCTCCCGAAGGACATTCGGCAGCCGGACGGCTTTACGAAGGTGGCGACGGCATGACGGCCGAGGCCTTCGCCGTGCGTGCGCACACGATCCCCTACGTCCGGAAGGGCGTCTGGTATTCCGAGATCTATCTCTTCCTGTCGTGCTGTCTCAATGCCGGGGTGACGCTGGTCGTGGAGTCGGGCGTCAAGTACGGCATGTCGACGCGCCTGCTCGCCGCGACGTTCGGCGGGCCGGTGATCTCGATCGACCGGGACTTCGAGATCGAGGCGCCGGAGCGCGTGCACTTCATCGCCGGCGACGTCCAAGAGATCCTGCCGCGGGTGCTCGCCGAAGCCCGGCGTCAGACGATCGGGTTGCTGATCGATGGACCGAAGGACGCGATCGCGATCGCGCTGAAGGACGCAGCCTTCATGTATCCGCACGTCGCCGTCGTCGGCGTGCACGATCTCGACGCCTCGTGTGGCGCGGACTTTCATAGCCACGCCGAAGGGTTCCGGGCGACCTATGGGCGGGCGCTCGACCTCCCAGTGATCGAACCGTACGCGAGCAAGTATCCGGACGGGCCCGGGATCGGCGTCTGGGTGCGGAGGGCGGCATGAGGGAGCTCACGCTGATCCTGCCGTACTACAGGAATGCCGGGATGCTGCTCGAGCACTTTCGGACCTGGCGCGCGTATCCGTGCGATCTCAAATCGCGGTTCCACGCGATCGTCGTCGACGACGGATCGCCGGAGCACGTCGCGAAGAAGTGCATCGAGCCGACCGGGATCGCCTCGTTCCGCCTGTATCGGATCGAGGTCGACGTCCGGTGGAACTGGCTCGCCTGTCGGAACCTCGGGGTCGACCAGGCGCGCACGTCATGGGTCCTGCTCACCGACATCGATCACCTGCTGCCGGAAGGGACGCTGCGACGCCTGGTCTACGGCGAGCTCGACCCGGCGACGGTCTACCGGTTCTCGCGAGTCGACGCGCCATACGCGACGCCGTACAAACCGCATCCGAATTCGTGGCTGCTGACACGCGGCATGTTCGACGCGATCGGCGGCTACGACGAGCGGTTCTCGGGCTACTACGGGACCGACGGCGAATTCCGCGATCGCGTGCAGGCGACGGCGCGCGTCGAGATGCTGCCGGAGCCGCTGATCCGTGTGCCGCGCGACGTGATCGCGGACGCGTCGACGACGACCTACGGCCGGAAGGAACAAGGCGACAAGGTCAACGTCGCGAAGATCCGCGCCGAGCGCGGGGCGCTCAAAGAGTGGCGGCCGCTCCGGCTGACGTTCCCGTGGTCGCATCAGGTGACGGTCCTCCCGCCGGTCGAGGTGCCGCAGGCGTGCTGACGGTCGTCTGCTGGAAATGGGCGCCGCGGACGGGCTACCGCTCGACGTTCGGGCCGGAGACGGTGAACGTCCTGCGCGCGATGGTGCGTCGCCACTACTCGCACCCGCACCGGTTCGTGTGCGTCACCGACGACGCCGTCGGCATCGATCCCGACATCGAGATCCTGCCAGCGTGGAACGACTTCGCGACGGTGCCCAGTCCGCACGGCGGGAAGCACCCGAGCTGCTACCGGCGCCTCCGTCTGTTTCATCCGGACGCGGCGCAGTGGTTCGGCGATCGGGTCGTGTCGCTCGACCTCGACCTCGTGATCTGCCGAGACCTGTCCCCGCTCTGGAATCGGACGGAAGACGTCGTCTTCTGGGGCGACACGAATCCGCAGCCGGGCAGCCACTACAACGGCTCGATGATGCTGCTCACGACCGGCAGCCGTCCGCAGGTGTGGACCGACTTCGATCCGGCGTCGTCGCCGCGGCGGTCGCTCCTGGCAAAGTGTTGGGGATCGGATCAGGGCTGGATCTCCTATCGCCTCGGGAGGGGCGAGGCGAAGTGGACGCGCGAAGACGGCGTCTATAGCTTCCGAAACTGGATCCAGAAACGGCGGAACGTGCTGCCGTCGAATGCGCGCGTCGTCGTGTTTCACGGCGCGATCGATCCGTGGTCGTCGCAGGCGCAGGCGCTGCCGTGGGTGCGGGCACATTGGAGGCGGGATGCCTACCTGGAACACGCCGTATAACCCGAAGGCGGCGGGATCCGGGCGGCGCGATCGTCCGGTGCTCGTGCAGTTTGTCACCGACGCGACGGAGGACTCCGGATTCCCGACGGAAGCCTGGGAGACGTTGATCGACATCTACTGGTGCTCGAAGCAAGACATCAGCGGGTACATCAAAGTAGAAGCCGGGCAAGCGTCGGCGCCGTTCCAGACACGCTTCGAGGGGCACTACCGGACGGACATGGATCCGGAGCGGATCAACATCGTGAAGGAACGGCGCTTCGTCTTCGCCGGCCGGACCTACGACATCATCGCCGCGTCGCTGATCGGCATGCATCACGGCGTGGAATATCTGACGATCGGGAGAATGGGGTGATCACGGTCGAGCGCTGTGACAAGTCAACGATCAAAAAGATCGCGGAGGGCCTCGAGAAGGCGGCCCTCGGGAAAACGGTCTCGTTCGTGTTCGAGGAAGGGATGCACCGGATCGAGGACCAGGGGCAGGTCTACGAGCAACCGAACGGGACGGCGACGTTCCGACTGTTCATCAATGGCGGCGCGAAGGATTCAGGGAACGAGGTCGAGGCGGATGGTCACAGTTCGGTTTGAGGGCGGCGCGGAGCTCGCCGCGGCACTGCGGAAACTGTCGACGCGCATCTCCCGCCGGATCGCGCATGAATGTCTCGTCGAGGCCGCGGAGCCGATGCGGCGTCGGATGTCGTCGCTCGCGCCGCACGAACCGGGCAAGCCGGACCTCCGGGACACCATCGTGATCAGCCGCGCGCGTGGCGAGGATGCCCAGGAATCGGCGGTCGCGGTCGGGCCGAGCAAGTTCGGCTTCTACGGATCGTTCCTGGAGTTCGGCACGAAGCAGATGGCGGCGCAGCCGTTCGCGCGGCCGGCGTTCGACCAGACGCACGAGCAGTCGCTGCAGATCCTGGGGGCGGCCTGTTGGCGTGAACTCGCGGCCAGGGGCGTCTCGAGGAGCATCAGCCGGGAAG